ATGCGAATTCATCAATAAACATAATGAATTTAACAAAGTGTTGGATTGAAAAACAAGAACGACCATTATGTTTTCAAATTTCGTCTTTCACCTGTTCCAATAACAAAGAAGAACAGGAAAAAGTTAGACCATCGTAGGTGAAATTCCTACAATTGATTTTACATTTTTTCTTATTTTTTGTCCAGTAAAATGGGCGTTTTAAATGAGAAAAGGTGTAAAACTAAAAAATGAAAGCATAATTTCAATAAAATATTGAAATCATGAAATTATTATAAAATTCCACTAAGACAAAGGGAAGGGGTTGAAGGGGAAACCGTAGGTTTCCCCTCAGATGTCCAGCGAAATCGTATTCTTATTCGACCCATTCTTACGTCTAGAGCGCTTGGGCGCGTTTCCATTCTGAATATCCTTGAGAGAACTGATAGAAATCATAGAATCGTCTTCCCTCGATGCCGCGGGCGGTTGGTCATGAATATTCACAGTTCTCGTTTTAAGTCCAGATAAGATATTATCGATATCGCTGGATTGAGGGCCGCGCATCTCGGGCCTGGCAGACTGTTGTTGAGGCATTTGCATTTGAGCTTGCGAATGGGCCGTTTGCGTTCGTTGAATATCATTATTGGAATACCCGTTAATATCTACACCCTGCTCTCTAAACATCGCCCCGCGTCCGGCATTGATATCCGGTCTATTACTAGGCGTCTCCGTAAACACCATCCCCGGTCTCGAAGGCGCGGGCTGGTTCTTCGTTTCTACGGGCGCGGGCGGCGGCGGACCACGAGGCTTGTTTTCCTGTTCCTGCATCAAATTACTGGCAAAGGCGAACCCAGGCGATTGCTGACTCATACTACTGACAGTGGCATTCGTAAACATCTTCATCAACTCGGGACTCTGGCGAATGACGTCATTGAAACCAGGCGTGGCAGTAGAAAGGGCCTTATTCGTAAAGTTCACCACACATGCGCTAAAACCCAAACGTAAAAGGAGCGAAATCTCGGGCGCGAGTTTACCCCCCTTATACTTATCATGGAGCTCAGAAAAGATTTCCTCATAACTATCCAAATCCTCGCTTACTTGCTCACCCCAGCCGTCCAAATTTAAATCAAAGGGATTAAAGGCGGAATTCGCGTATTCTAGGGAGTTAATAAACGTCATAAACCACCAGCCCTGTAACTTGATACTATCCTTCTTACGCTTTTCTTCTAGCAATGTCTCGTATTCGTCCTCGACTTCTTCGTAGACAGAATCCATGTTAAAATGGGCGCCGCCTCCGCCCTTCGAAAACCCCTTTTCGTTCCATTCTTCGATTTTCTTAATCATGGCGCGCTTCTTACGACGCTTCTCACGGTCGGTCAACTTCGCACCCATGCTGCCGCCGCTCAGGGGGATTTCGTTCATCTTGGAATAACCATCCCATGTCTTGGTATTACCCATGCTACTGGCGGTGGCCTCACCTAGTTTCGAGTCATTCGTTTCCTTTTCAACCTCAATATTGACTGACTTGACGGGCTCGGGAGTGGGGCCGAAGCCGAAGAGGTTGGATGCGAAACCACTTAGGGTCTTGGTACCGCTCGAAGAAGAAGAACTGGATGATGTAGTAGGAGCCGAGTATGAAGACGGAGCACCTGCCCCCGATAATTCATTTAATTCATTTTCTAACTTATCAAGTTCGCCTAAATCAATATTCATAGAGGACGAGGAAGACTTTTTTTTATCGTTCATTAGAAGCTCGATGCCGCCGCCGAAATTAACAGATGGCTTCATTCCGGACCCGTTACCGGACCCATTGCCGGGTCCGGTTTCCGATATACTCATCGAAATCGGGTCTAAATCATTCAAAGCACCAAGGTCAATAACTTCCATATTATGATAGAGTAACATGTTTTATATTTAAATCATCCGCGCTATAGTTTATTTATTCTAGGTCTGATGCGGGTTCCCCCCCGAAACCCTATGAAATCTCCCTGAAAATACGGGGGTTAAACATTTGCCGTAACACCACTCACTATTGAATTTATGAAATTACTATCTTCCGCGCTATACACGGCAGGTTGAGAACTTGGTAAACTAACCTTATATAAGAATGCTTTATAAGAACCATCCGAATTCGTATATGTTCCACTAATAATACGCTCAAACGATAATCCACGGGGTAACAAAATCTCTTTTTGATGTGACCAACTACTACGTTCTTTTTCCAAATCGATATATGGAACCCCCGGTTCAACTAAAAGAACATGTATACAACATTTTTTTTCTTTATTGATAAATTCACCGGTGGCAAAAAGGATGTCTAATGTTTTCGTAGTAGAAACAAAAGCGGGGTCGTTATACGTTCGGCTATTGTTGTATAATTGATCAGTTCCTCGATATAGGATGGTTTGGCCCTTAAATTTTGGACAGCGTGGATGACTAAATAAATAATCGATAGCGCTAATCTTTTTTATTTTATCTCTAATTTCCAGTGGTAAATATTCTTGTATTGTCTTTTTGATATTAACCGTATCGTTATAATTGATATACCACTTAATGTCGTCATAATCTACGTATACACCAAATAATTTAAATAAATAGAATAAGTCATGTTCTGTATAAAACGCAATATTATTCCGTAAAAATCCATTGATAAAATGCGATTTTTCTTGATATTCATAAATGCTTTCATCTAGAAATGCCATTGGAGCGGCAGAAACATCGCCTTCCTCGTCTTCGTAGGTTAATACCTTGTCTAATAATTCATTATTGATTGCCTCAAATTCGTCTTTTGTTGTGTCTTTTCCGGGCGTCACCGTATTTTCGGATGTAATCATTGATAAAAAAGTTTCATCAAAACCACGTAATTTCCTTATTTTCTTTATTTGAACGTAGGAACTAAACGACTGGACATTTTTTTGGTATTCAGTTTCTTGCGATGTTAACATCCCATCCATACCAACAAGTTCACTTAATTTATAAGAAGACGTAACCAAATGATAATCATTAATATAATCACGCGAATCTTTTACCACAGCAGGCGCGCGAATAAAATAAAAGTCGTCGGATTGATTGCCGCCCATGATTAACCATCTTACGTCCAACATAAGGTCTTTTAAACTCGTGCTCGTGAATAACATAATAGGAATATTTAATTTGCTGGCAAGAGCCCATATGTCGAGTGTGGATATATAATATTCCTCGCTCATAATTAAATCTTGAAATGTAACCTCGTTTCTTTTAATTCGCTCCATCATCGCGTGTTTTCCTTGCTTCGATAAGACGTCAAAAATGCGCTTACTATAATCCTTCATAAACGGCTCATACGCATTCCATAGCGAAAGCTTAATATTTTCTATGGATATCGCCGTCTTATATTTTTTCTGTAAAATGTGTATGATTACGTAATAGCTACAATATTTCGTAGAATCCAATACGTATTCTTTCGTGTCCTTGGGGAATATAGCCCGCCAATAGCTAGTGACATTGCCTACTAAGGGTATGGTATCCTTTATACATTCCACGCCGTATTCATTCACCTCGGCCATTTTCTCTCCATCAAGTTCCTTTTGGTCAGCCATCGATACGGCATACGAATATTTATTACTAATGCGTGGATTGGCGAAATCATAGGTTACATTTTTAATGAAGCTATTCACTTGAAACGGCACCAAATCATCAAAATACGTAGTCGTCAACAACGAATGTAATATGATAAACTCGTTTTCGTTGATTTGATATTCCGTATTTGTAACATTCAAAAAGTTTTTGGGGTTCAACATAAAAAGGCGGATTCTTTTATAACGCAATAATTCGTCGGCTATACGTATGAAATAGGTCGTTTCGTTATCTAAGCCGTTGATTAAATTAGTTTTGGGTAATAATAATTTACAGTCGCTGCCTTGGGTGAGTAAACAATACTTTTTCTTGTCACAATTCGATGTGCATGCCGAAATCGTATCAAAGCTATCTAGAACATCCTTATCCATGGTATTAAACTGAACATAATTTCGTGTAAGCCGTCTTATAACGGATTCCAATGTTTTCAAAGACGTTACATAGGAAACACCAATATTATCCAACGTGCGAATTATACTATCTCGTAATTCTTTATGAATATGGTCGTTCAATAAAATCCTTACGGTGCTACGGAAGGCATTATAAAATTGCGTTTCTAAGGATATGTTTTTTATAGTTTCTATTCGTTTCATATCCCCGCTCTCACTAAGTGTCAGTGTCTTATCGGTCATGATATAATTTACGTCTTCTAGAGTTTCTAGACCATCTTCGATTATATTTGTAGAAGGAGGGGATACTTGTATGAACTGATTCGTCTCGGTTAATATACCGACAATTAGGTTTTGGTCAATGACTTTTATTTTGGGTTGACATAATATTTCGCCGTTGGAATCGTCATGTAATTTGATAAGAAAATCGCGCGTTTCTTCGTAGGTTCTCCACAGTCCATCAGAATCGATGTATTCTATTTTCAATTCAGGTAGAACGGCGGATGGATAACAAGGTATATAAAAAGCTTCACCTTTTTCCTTTCCCCCCTTGTCTATCTGCGCACACATTATAGCCACTATTTTGCCGCGATAATTCATAATTTGCGACACAATATCGTATTTTTGCGCTCTTAGTTTTATAAATAAATCTTTCGCGGCGATATTACGTTTAAATTTATGACGAATACTCGGCTGGACGGCGCAATATTTACCCAATGATTTTTGTATAGTTATAAATAGTCGCTTGAGTGTTTCGGGAACCCTACTTTCCAAAAATGTTTTATTCACTACAATTACGTTGCCTTTGTTTTCATATAAATACACGGGTTCATAATAAGCTTCTCTTTTGATAAGTAAAACCGTTTCCTTTCTGTTATCATAGAAACTTGCGGCATAAGAATTCGTCGGACATAATAATTTTACATTATTGGTTACGTCGTCGTCTGCTATTTCCATAATAATCAAATTAATGCCCCCGTCAAACAAATTTTTATTAGGTGTGGTTAGTATGTCCCATAAATACATATGGTCTACTGTAGAATTTTCGTCAGTTAAAAAATGTATAAAGTTCTCGAATGATGCCAACGTATCTTCAAAAAAATCGGCCTGCTCTTCTTGATACGGATTAATCGATTTATAAAGTTCTGTATTATAATATTTACTCAATACACCCTCGTCTATTTGTGTTTTGGGTGGCTGAAACACCGATACTAACGAGCCATTATTGTATTTGATATACATATCCAGATTCATCGATTTTATGATGATTTGTAACATATCCATGTTCGTAGGTGTTCTATCCAGATTCTTTTTAAACGAATATATATCGGCAATACATCCAATAAACGAATTTTTCGCGGACTGCTCTACTCCATAGCGTAACATACTGGGAGTATTTAATTTAATTTCGTTCGGCTTGAATTTATTGACCGAAAGTTCGTTATTCGTATGTAGAAATAGCTCTATTTCTAGAGGTAAAAACCCCCATCGGTTAGGAGGAACAGGAAATCTGGCGACTCCAACTATATAGGTATTTGCCGTCTTCTCCGTCTTATCTTGTTCGGCAGGCTTCGTGCGAGTATCAGAAGCCAGACACTCTTCTCTGCGGTCTTTTTGTTGTTGGGAATCCCATGTTTTAAAACAGCAGGGAAGACAATGAGTGGGGTGTTTATCTTTTGCCAAAAAGCCGGGTGAATTCTGGGCATATGTGCCGTCCGCGTTTTTATGGTATTTATTATCCGTAAATTCATATATGTAATGTCCGGGTGGTATTTTTTGATTGTCTTCTTTTTTTCTGGGTGGTGGTATTATTTTTCCACCGCATGCCCCGTCTTTCACCTGTTGTTCAGTTAAACTGGTATTGGTTAGTAAACACCAATAACGAGGGCATATATACCAATATTTTTTATCTGGGTTTGTGCCGTATTGAATGGCGTTCGTGTATGAACCCGCATGGTCTCTATCTATCTTTGCCTTTTCTTCATCGGTTAATATAATAGGCTGACGGTTTATATTTGTAGGACAAGCTCTGGAATAAGACGTATATTGACCCTCTTCTTTCGTTAAAAACAAAGTCGGTTCCAATGTTTTCATCTTTTTAAATAGGACGTTTTTCTTAGACCATGTCTTTATTAACTCTTCGGCTTCTTTTGAACCGGGTTCATAAGAAGAGGGGGAACCTAAGGTTCCCCCTCCTTTCTCTACGCGAGTCCCCTCCTCTACCATTTTCTTTTCTTTATCAAAGCCTTTCTCTCCGGCTACCATTTTCTTTTCCTCGTCTACCTCTTCCTCGGTAGCGCCTTCATCCTCTTCCTCATCGAATACAATGCCACCTTCTTCCTCTTCCTCTTCTTCGAATACAATGCCACCTTCTTCCTCTTCGTCTTCCTCAAAAACAATGCCACCTTCTTCCTCTTCGTCATCTTCGAAAGCAATGCCCCCTTCTTCTACCTCTTCCTCTTCCATGGCAAAAAATGCCATCGCCTTATTGGTCGATGCCTCTATAGGTCTAACCTCAATGGCAGCAACTACATTTTCAATATGCGTTTCGTCTTCTATTACCTCCTTCGTTTTCCGACATAACGCTTTATATTGTTCGTCTACTTCATCTCCTGCCTGCGACAACCTAAGATAGCTATCCAAATACGTTTCAATACATTCAATATATTCTAGCGAATTGATATTTGTAATTTCCACCATGAATTTATGCTCGAATGGTAATAAACGGAATATCGTTTGAAACCCCGGGTTTTCTGCTATATCTACGTCCTTATTAACGTATTGAGCATTCACGCGAATATGCTGACTGAAATAATCGGCCACAATTAATAACGCCTCTTCTTCCGTTTTACCATAATTCGACATTAACGCGTATATAACATCGTGTTCGTTATTCGTTTTTTTAAATATCTCGGTTATCATAGCGGACATGGCAGTCATCTTTTTAAAATTATCCACGCGCTTATAACGTAGAATCGCGCCCTTATTGATATCGTCATCGATTATATCAAATACAGTAGATAAACAGGTAACATCATTTTTTAGGTTTATTTTATGTTTGTAAGGCACAGTGGATATATACGTAAGATCGGTAATCTCAATATTATCTTCATAAAACCCGCGAAATAAATTTATTTTATAACCCGATTGTTCGATGATATCATTCACAGAATTTATAACGGGGTTTAATATTTCGGATATGATGTTTTTTAATTCGCCGACTGTTACTATAGCTATCGTTTTAGACCCCTGTAAAAATTCGCCCGTGTTTTCAGAATGGACGACTATATTACCGTTCTTTTCAATATCTATAAATACATCTATAGGTACACCTTGGATTTTATGTTCAATCACAAAGGATATCTGGTTCGTTTTTCCAGTAACGCGTATCAAGTTATTTATTTGCGACTTGGTTAAATGAGGTATTTTCTTACCACTTTTCGATATTTTATCCGAGTAAAGACGGTATAGGTTCTCTCTGCGAATGCCCGGATTATATTTTACATAAGGCATAATCTTAGATGCGTGAATTTGTTTGAAAATAGTATCCAGGGGTAATATGGTTTTATATTCGGGATGAATGACTATTTCGAATGTTTTTATGCCTTGTGTAGAATACGCGAGTTCGGTTTTTTTATTATTGCGCACATTATAAAACATATCTATGGTTTCATAATAAGTGAGCGTCTGCGTCTTCAATAAACTCTTATTTTCTTCTATGAGTCGCTGCTGATTTTTCAAAAACTCTTCTTCGGTGGTTATATTTTTATCCGATAAGTGGGGATAATAGCATTGTATCATATATTCGGCATCTATGCCCGTCTTTTTGGCATATTCTAAAACATTACCGAATAGACAGACATAAATGGTATTTTGTCGCTCGGTTTCACGAAAGGTTTTATTGTAATTCAAGAGTAAACTATTATCAAGCGCCAATAAGGGGTTTTTATTAGAAGGGCGGAAAGCAGTAGACCCCTCGTCGCTCATTATAGTAAATGGGTTCGCCGAAAATAGGTAATTATGGGATTTGCCGAATTTTATTCCGATGGGTATAGTCGTTTCAAAATCTTCGTTATTTATCCCCAGGCGTAATAAGTCATCATAGGTATAAGAGGCCGTCTTTTTTTGGTCGAGCATAGCGTATATCTCTTTCATTTTTTCAGGAGGGGCATTTAAGTTGACCAATAACTGATAAATCATAGGAAGTGTGAGTGGTGTAGTGTCGTTATTCGTCATGTCCATGTATGTCTTGAATATTTGAACCGTATTTTTTATAGCCGAAAACATATAGATTTCGTCGTAGCTAACTAAATTTGTCCCGTATTCCTGAATAATTTTCTTTTTAATGGCGCGTATAGAATCGTCTTTATGGATTTGTTGAGTTGAATATTGAGGTATAATATTATTTTCGCGTATAATTTGTTTATCGATATCACTAAATGAGTCAAACTCGGTTTGACTTCCGCCATTAAATACAAATAGCCGGCTCTCTTTACCCGTAGAATCCAATAAATAAACTTTATAAGACATTATATTACTCTATCTACTATCCTTATTACATAATCGGCATATTATATATTCTTTTTTGGGTAATAAACTATATCTCTATATACTATAGATGTCGGGTAAGAAAAAGGCCTTACTTATTGGTATTAATTATACAAGCATCCCTGATATAACATTAAATGGCTGTATTGACGATATTGTGAATATGCGCAACGTATTAATCGACGCATATGATTACCAATCCTCTAATATAACGTTATTACGGGACGATAATCCTAACTTCATACCCACCCGCGATAATATAATCGCGCAATTGAATCTTTTGGCACAACAAAGCTCGTCTCTAGATGAAATATGGGTTCATTATAGCGGTCATGGTTCTCTAATTAACGGTAATACGAATGGCAAAATGGACAACATACTCGTCCCTTTAGATTATCAGACAAATGGGTTTATTAGAGAAGGTATTATATTGAGCATTCTACAGCAAATCAAATGCCGCGCTATATTGTTATTCGATAGTTGTCATAGTGGGTCTATGTGCGATCTCCCTTACTCCATACAATATAAAACGCCAACTAATTACGTAACGGTGAAAAATAATAATATGGTGATAAAAAATCCAAATATATTTGTATTTAGTGGATGTAAGGATAATCAAACATGCGCGGACACATATAGCGAGGTGTTGGGTGAAGCAGTAGGGGCATTTACAAATGCGTTTATTGAATGCCTACGTAAATCCCGTCATAATACATCAGTTTTACTTTTATATAGAGATATTTGTGTTACCTTGGCAAATACGGGATTCGACCAAGTTCCCGTTTTATCGTTATCGAGCACGCCATCGACGTATATATTGACTAGGGCTTCTCCTACAGTTTCTTCCGTTCCTTCCGTAAATGCTACACTTAAAAAGACGTTAACAAATATTATTCGCGGGAAATATTAGCGGCGTTTACGTATTGTTGGTTATAATACACAATACGTAAAATAGTTCGACTAAGTCATCTTGGCTTTATGACGCGAGTTTTTAACAGTGCCAACTCCGCCCGATGCGAGAGAACCTGGCTTATAACATACTAACGAATTATCGGAAAATATGCTTTTCATGGAAAATGGAGAGGGTAATTTGGGTAGAGTTTTGGTGCGCTCTATTTTTACGGGGTTGGAAAACTGGATATAGGGCATAATATATTATATTTGGAGATATAAAGACGTTAAGTGGAATACCGAAAGACCCCTCAGACGTCATAATAAGGATTATCGTGTATTTTCATACCACAATATTCCCTAGGTTTCTTCTTATAATCAACGGGGTCGTGTATTCCCGCTTCCTTTGCGTTTTCCAATAAGAATTTGAAATTCTCCCAAAACTCACTTTTATGTCCAATGGATTTCGTCATAATATGCGATAATTCATGTATAGCTACAAAGGTAAGAGTGCTCTCATCTATCAAGTTCTCGTTTTCCGCCTTGGCTTTATTTAAACAAAAGGCTAATTTCTCGCCCTTGTTTTCACTGTATGCCGTGTATGTGCTAGTGGGTAAGGTCTCGCTAATTTTTTCTGGATTATAACCGGCAACTAAACGCTTTACGCTTTCTTTATCGGGGTGCTTTTCGCCCATGTATTTTACCAAACGCTTACATTTTTCGGTAACGGTGGCTAATAAATCAGCCGCAGCCTGTAATTTTTCGCGCTCTCTAACACAGTATTTATTGCCGTCCACCGTGGATACTATACATTTTAACTGAAAGCTATCTAAACCTTCGTAATAAATATAACCGCATACTCCTAAAATAACAAGTATGATGGAGTATCCTATTATATCGTATTTATTCAACATTATATATATACGATGTTTTATTTACCATTCAATATTTGTGCGTTACTTTAAGCCGAGCAGGGCTTTCCGTCCTTATCCTTTCCGCCGATGCAGGAGTTTACGACAGCTTGAGCGGCTTGAGTATCCATTCCCTCAAATCCGGTGTGGATCTTCATGGTAGCGCGCCAGACAAATTTATGGGTGAAGTGGTATACTACGGCGAAGATGAGACCGTGGACAATGGCGACGGTCAATTTGGAGCCGGAGGCAGGGAGGCGGGTAATAACGCCGGGCGTTAAAAGGACGAAAAGAAGAGTGATGTAGAGGCTAACGAAAATATTCATTATATACTAAATGTATATTATAAGAGGGGAAACCTACGGACTCCTCAAAGACCGCTTCGCGGTCTTAAGGTTGAGGCCACTGCTTCGCAGTCGTGGCCTCTTTCCTACAGAAACCCTCTAACCCCATTCCTTTATAACATAAATATCATATAGGCTACAATAAAACCTTTATTTTTATATTTACATAATATGTTTCATTACGTAAATATAGTGTTTTTACTCTACGGTTTTACTGAAATATTACCAGATAAAGGGATGGGGTTGAAGGGTTTCCGAAGGAGTCCGTAGGAGTCCGTAGGTTCCCCCGCCTTATTGGCCAATCTCTAAGGGAACACGGCCAATATCAGCCTCTATCGTGCTTTGGTTCCATGGGCCAACATCAGACTTAGGAATCAAGGGGTCAGAGCGTAATTGAAGATTGGGGTTACGGAGGGTTTGGCCAATCGTATCTAAACCAATATGGTATCCGGCTTGTAATAAGTCGGGCATAAGAATATCACCCTTGTTGGCGGAGTTGGGATTCAACGCGGACCATTGGCTGTTTTGGTCTTGGGGTAATAAATCAGAGGGGTTAGCTACGGGCTGAAGGGCGTATCCTTTGCCAGGTGCCGAGGCGGCAGGGTTCGAAGCGGGTGCCGAGGCAGAAGCGGGCGCCGAGACAGAAGGGGGATGGGCTCCAGAGGAACCAGCATCTCCGGTAGACATTAAATCATGAACAGAGCCCTTAGACCCGGAATAAGTAAGAAGAGCCCACGCGATAACAATAAATATTAATAAAACAATAACGCGTTGAGTAGTAAAAAATTTCTCAAAACCACGTTGAATATCCTTAAACATTCCGTTTATATAAACGGAGGATAAAATTATTTACATCACTGAATGAATATTATTCTAAACCCTGCGGGTCGTCTTCCGTTTCCATTTCGCTTTCGTCATCGCTATCTTTTATATCTTCCAACATATACGTGTTTTTTATACGGTTTGCTTCTAAATAAGAGGCAAGGGCTAAATCTCTTGCGATTTTGGCCTTTCTTTTTGCCTCCCTATACATTTCATAATAAACATCATTCCGTTGTTTTATTTGTATGGTTTCGTTAGTAGACAAATCTTCTAAATGAAACTCGAATTCTTCTATTTCGTCGCCATAGTTTTGATTTTCTTCGTTTTCGGTTACCTCGTCTAGGGTCTCTTCGTTTTTGGTTACCGCGTCTAGGGTCTCTTCGTTTTTGGTTACCGCGTCTAGGGTCGCGTCCTCTACTAAATATTCGGAGGAATCGTTCATGTCAATAGGAGGTTGATTCGTAGGTGTCATATAAGAGTCAGTAGGGGGTGGCGATACGGCCTCGGCATCCTCTTCTTTTTCTAAATAACTGTCTATTGGTTGAATTTGCCTCTCGCCTGAATCAGTATCAGATTTACGTGATTCGATAAAAGGCACAGTATCCGTCTTGAGCACACATTTATCAAAAATATCTTTTGGTGTTAATAGCATCATCTGTTTCAATTCTATATCTATTTGGAAACTCTTTGCCGAACATCGAATACCTTGAATTTCTAATATGGTCATAGCGTCCAACTTATCGTCCACCGATTCCAATTCTATTATATTTTCATTTTCATCATAGACTTTGAGTAGAGCTTCTCCGGCATTCAATGATACATTTGCTCGGGATATGTAATACTTTCCCGATTTAAATACTTTTAATGGGGAAGTGAAATAATTCTCAATATCGTGCTTATCCAATTCACCGTCAAACCATGTTGCGCGATTATCATATATAACGTTTTGACAGTAGGTCTCTAGTGTTTCCATCCAATGAATAAACGATTCGTTCTCATTGGTAAACATGAGGTCAGTATAGTATTTTTTTCCGGTTTTTATGATTCCTTGCTTGGTCTTACATTTTGGCGGCTGAACATATAACGGGCTACCGTTTAAACGAACCCTTATGAAATAATTACCGCCCACCACGGCAATCGGCTTTAAAAAAGTAAGCTTTTGAAAATCGAATTTGCCGTCTGTATCGTATATTTGCGCCATGTTGTTATTTTATAGTAGTATTATGAAAAGACCTTTATACCCTTTATACCTTTTCTCATTCAAAACGCCCACTTTGCGGGCGTAAATGAGTGAAGGTAACGTTGCCATTATTATTCTGAAAACTTAGGTAGCGCGTCATAATTGACCATATGTTTTGTCCTATATTATAAGATAGGATGGTTATGAAAAACATAAAAGACTCTTGTATTGAATTTTTTCAAAACGAAGACATAAGAAAAGATGTGCGCGAAATAATAAAGCCCATCGTTGACATCATATACAACGAAATCTATATCTATGTTTGGTGTATCTGTTTTTTTAATGTGTTTTTAATGTTTATTATATTGGCGAATCTGTTTATACTTTTACACTATGTTAGGAAAATACAAGTCATCAATAACATTTAGTGCGTCACGGATTGAAATATACTATATTCAGTAAATATATACATGCTTAGTATTTTACAAAACATTCCTGATGTCAATACCTACCCTCTTACCTATGTATTTGAGAAAATGAAACTACAACATAAACCAGATACATTATGGTTAGAGTTTGGTGTGGCTAGCGGTAGAACTATCAATTATATTTCCACGTTTACTAAGGATAAAGTATATGGATTTGATAGTTTCGAGGGCTTACCTGAAAAATGGAGAAACGGATTTGATAAAGGGGCTTTTAGTAGTAATGGCGTTTTACCCCAAGTTAACGAAAATGTGGAATTGATAAAGGGGTGGTTTAACGAAACCTTGCCTGATTTTATAAAGACGCATAATAAAAAAGTTTCGTTTATTCATATGGATGCTGATTTGTATAGCTCTACAAAATGCATTCTAGATAACTTGAAAGACTATATTGATACCGATTGTGTTATCGTATTCGACGAATTGGTAAACTATCCCGGGTTTGACGGCGAAACTGGAGAACTCAAAGCATTTTATGAATTTATTACCGATAATAAAGTAGATTATGAATGGATTGGAATGAACGGGAAACCTATAGGAATGTCCGGTTATTATCATGAAAATGTGGCGTTAATAATTCACTCTATACACCTTTGAATACTAACCGCACTTTGTGCGGGTTATAATGTTCAAAGGCAACGTTATTGCGAAGCAATTACCCGAAGGGGAATCCGATAAATTAGTAGCTCCACCAAATCTCAAATATGGGTATGAGCGACGTATTTTCCATCCATTCTAGTGCGCGCTTAAATCCGTCGTGGTCTTTTTCTGTCCACCAATCATCATCTTCTTGAATATCATTTTCAGCCTTGACCTCAAACCAATCAGGATAAAATACAAGAAAGTCCTTTACATTTGCCGTTGTGCGACCGGGTTCAAATAACTTGACATAAGTTTGGAAGTGGTATCCGCGTTGCTCGATAAACCTGCGAAATTCCCTCGGAATTACGTATTCCGAGGGGTCATATGGCTTTCTATCCAAAAACCCATTATTATTATAATAAACAAATGGCACACCGGTTATTTCGTCGATGCCTGTGGAAATACTAATCGTTAGGTCAAAACCCATGATTTACGTCTACTATATTTTTCTCATATATGTATTTATAATTCCGTTCAATTTTCTTATCTCTTTCCTTCTGGTTCCCGCGCTAAAATATACCCATAATATATAATGCCGAAAAGAGGTTCTATGAAGAAGCAACGCGGTTGCTCCATGCGCGGAGGTTTAGTTAAAATCGGAGGCGATTGCTCGGCGAAACCCATTATGGGGGGTGATGCTTCTACTCATGCCGAACGCGTTTACGGCGCTGTCGGACAACAGGGCGCCGTGCCTGGACATGGAAATGTAATTGCTACTCACGCAATGTCGGGCGGTTACAGACATGGTCGCAGAAATAAGAGCAAGAGAGGAGGCGCCTCGCAAAAACGCGGCGGAACGACCGTCATAGATTTAGCCGTTCCGGCCGCGTTATTATACGGCCAGCAAAAATACTTGCGTCGCTCTAGGAAAAATAAGTTTTCGAAGAGCCGTTTTACTAGGCGTCACTAATTATAGATTTATTTAGCCAAATGCGAATAAATCTCTAATAATTATATATACAATGCCAGAATCTTGGGTTCAGTGCGTTACGCGTGTATACAAACAAAACAAAACCAAGCGCGGAAAGGACGCTGATGGAAAGTTTAAATATAAGCTTAAGCATGCCATGAAGGACGCTAAAAAAGTTTACAAGTCCACGAAGACTACCAAGGCATTCAAGGGTAAGGCGCGTAAGTCTCGTAAGGCCAAGAAGGGTGGTCGCAGGAAGAGCGTAAAGAAGGGAGGCTCTGATGGGGATGAAGAGGAGCCTAAGGAAGAGGAGCCCAAGGAAGAGGAGTCCAAGGAAGAGGAGTCCAAGGAAGAGGAGCCTAAGGAGGAGGAGCCCAAGGAAGAGGAGCCTAAGGAGGAGGAGCCTAAGGAAGAGGAGTCCGAGTAGACATATTACACCAATTATATACGCATTTTATGTATATGTATATAAAAATATGAATAACACTACTATCGCATTATCACCCAAAGATGAACTCGTCAATAACGTCAAGCGCTGGGTTATGATAGATAAACAATTGAAAATCGTAAATGAAAAAACGCGAGAACTCCGGCAAATGAAACAAACATGCGGTGACGGAATATGTAGCTATTTATCTGAAAATCCGAAAATGAATAACGTAATTGGTATAACAGGAGGAGAACTTAGAGTATACCAAAAGAAAGATTATTCGCCGCTTACCTTTGGTTATATCGAACGGTGTTTAGGAGAACTCATTCCGAATAAAACACAGGTCGACTATATCATAAAGTATTTGAAAGAGCACCGCGAAATAACCACTACAGATGACATAAAATATAAGGCCTTATAATAAGAAATATAAAGAAACACATTCCTATAATAACAAACATGGAAAAGTCTGTATTAGAACAGTATCATTTTACAGAAGGAGAAAAATTAAAAGGCGGGTTTCCTATTCGAATTTTGTTGGAAGAAGACCAGAAAAAGAAGAATCAGATAGGCGGTGGTTTGGTCGAATCCATGGGTATCGATAAATTTAATGATTATGCCATTCCTATCGGTCTTGTCTCATTTCAAGATAGGCATTCTAATTTCAAACTAACAGAAAAAAAATCGTCAAATAGAGAACCTGAAGTAATTCATGATGACCTATTTGATAAACTTTTTGTGGCCGTTTCGAAACAACGCAAAACGCATAATAAGACTAAGAAGAAGGGACCGCCACGCTTAGAAATATGAGCCCTATCCTAATAAATAATATTTTACACCTTTGTAACCGATAAATTGCCGTTTTATCGGTTACAAAGTAACGTTGCCTAACGACATTCACAGCCTCCGAAGTGTTAGAAGATTGAAAGGTGTATTACGTATCACGGTAAAGAAAACGAGGGGTCGAAAGCCGCACTTGGTCCCCCTGCTCCGTAGGATAGCGGTATAGTAAACGTATACACTGCCGCATCTGGATATTGATACGAATGGTTATACGAATCCCCATTATACTCCGTATTGATATATGTTTGTATAGCGTTATTTAGACTCGTCGTAATCTCGTTAATCAAGCTATTTATGACCGGGCTGGAATTATCATCTACGTTTCCAGAGCCGTCCACGTTCCCAGAGCACGCCGCATTAGTATCGCTGTTATGCGGGGTGGATCCGCGAATGTCATATCTACAAACTGGTCATCCAACATTCGATTG